CCTTTAGCTGCCATCTGTACACCTGTTGGTTTAGGTGTCCAAGGGTTAATTGGATCTTCTGGACTTGGTAATACTGGACCTTTAGCATAAGGATCATGTCCTATAACTTCAAAATACTTATCACTATCATAAGCTATTTCACCAGCTTCTTCATACGACATATTAAAATTATACATTAAATTTTCTATTCTTTTTAAATACCAATCTGGACCGGCCATTTTCATTTCTTGTTTTTTAGCAGGTCTTTCACCTTCATAAGTAATATCAGGTGCACCAGCATCTAGGCTCTTGATGCCCGCTTCAGGTGTTCCGAATCTTAGACCGACTCTTCCGCCTTGGTTATATGGTATACCATATTTTTCTGCTATCTGTTGTCCGGATAATCCTGCGTCAGGATTACCTGGACCAGCCATCCCAGGCAGCATAGCCATTTCTTTTTTGCTAGGATACATTGGTTCTATCCAGGTATCTCCAAGTTTATTAACCACTCTGTACCCTGGAGGTGCAGCTTGTCCTGGTGACCAATTAGTTTCTTTAGAATAATCAAAACCTGTCATCATAGGATCTTCTCCCATAGGCATAGGACCACCTAATTTCGCTATCATATTTTGATCAGTTCTTCTTTGATAAGGTGCTTGCCCAATGTCTTCTAAATATTGTTTAAAATTGTAAGCCGGTGCTCCACCAGTAAATTCGTGTTGATATCCACCTGGTAGTGTAACTGGAACCATAGCCATAGTTCCTGCTCCCCCTAATCTATCTGGATTGTTTCTTTTCCATTCTGCAAACCCTGACATTAATTGATCGTAAGGTATAGGGTCTCTGTATGTTGGTTGAGGACCGATGTCCATTTCAATCGCATCTTCTGGTAATCCCTCATAAGGAACTGGCATTGTATCAAATCTCATATCTGGATCTGCTGGTCCACCTGGTTGTATTACACCTTCTATTGGTTCTACACCTCTTTCAATAAATCCTTCTCCTGGTGGTATTCCATCTTCTATTGGCATTGGTGTTGGCATTGGTGTTGGTGGCATTACTTTTTCATAAAAATCTGGAAGCATTCCTCCTATTCCTTGTAAATCTACTTGTTCTCTTTTCCTTATCTCATCAGGAGTTCCAGACGCTGTAAAAGATCCATCATACCATTCATCATAAGTTCCTGGTCCTCTTCCCTGTGCATTTTCAAAAAGAGTTCTACCTCCTACATTTATACCACCTAATGGAGTTCTAGATCCATCAGCATTAATTCTATATTTGTTAGCGCCATCTGTAATAATTCCACCAGCTTCACCAGCGCCTGTACCAGTAGGTGCCATACTTGTTTTATTCAACATATCTAATGCAGCTTGACTTTCTAAATTACGATCTATCATAGTTTTAGCTGCTTGTTGTGTGGCTGGACCTAAAATACTTGGTTGATCAACATATTTACTTATTAAATTTTTTTGCTGCGGTGTATAACCTGGTAATCTTGATCTCGCTGCTTCAAACATGCCTCCAACAGCTTGTTGATTTGCTCTGTTTCTTCTAATATTTTCTGCAAGTGTATTAGCCATTGTAATACCACCAGTCTGATACCCAACTCTTCCGCCTTTATTCATATTTGCATCTTCTACATCATATTCTGTTAATTCGCTTTGTATCTGTTCGTTTTTTTCCTCATCAGTCATAGACGACCAATCCTTGTCAAAAGCAAGATAGTTATCTTTATAAGCTCTCATTTTAGCTGCAACGTTTTTCTTTCTTCTAGCTAAAAATTCACCATAAGATTCACCTTGTTGTTGCTTTTCTTCTGCAAAGAATTTTTCGTAGATATAACTTATCCCACCTGTGATTGTTCCGAATAATAATTGTTGTTTTGCGAAATCACTTATACCTTTTAAACCTGGAATTTTATTTTTTAAATCTGGATCAAGCGGCTGTTTATTTCCGCTAAAAATACTTCCTATATTTTCCTTAACTTGTCCTGCTGTTTTTCTAACACCTTTACCAAAATCTGAAAATCTTTCTGATATTGGAGTAGCTTGATCACCTCTAAACCCAGCTCCTTTCATTCCAGCGTCAAAAAGTCTTCCACCAGCATAAGTTCCAATACCCTGTTTAAGAGCATCACTTATACTTCCTCTTTGATCGAATCTTCCAACACCTCGCATGATACCTGCAGCTGCAGGTCCCCAACCAGGAACCATAGCAACGAATGGAGCAGCTTTAACTGCAACATCTGCTAGTTCATTAGGGATTAATTTTCTAAATCTCTCTTTTATTTTGCTTCCCCAGCCAAAATTTTCTCTAGGTACGCTGGTGATTCCACCGCCTGAATATAATTGTCTTCGCATTCTTGATCTGTTCATAATGTTTGTTAATTGTTAAAGGCAGGGATTTCACCTGAATTTCTATTACTACTTGTTTTTCACAAGTAAATCAAGTTACATCTCTAGGCTTAATTTCTAAAGCCGAAAGTATAACGTGTAATCTATTTGCAGTAGCTGCAGTCACCTTTATAACTTCGCTTTCCTGGGCGATTATGGGTGCTGATAACAGCTCTGTTGTGGCGTTTGCCGATATTGCTTTTGTCTTAAAAAGGCTAAATACACTATCAGAAGTATCAGTTAAAGTCACTGTAATTGTGTCAGCATTACCTGAATCTTCAGATACTAAAATGGATTTAATAACAGCCGTTGAATAAGAGGGCACTGTATATAGTGTCGTTGCACTAGTACTGGTTAAATCTGCTTTTTTATTTACGAAACTATTTGCCATTATGCTAAAAAGAAAGCCTCCGCCTCTGATTCATCTTTTAAATCTTGTTGAAAAGATGTGTTTAATTTTGTAACTACGCTATCAACATCTCTAACAAATGATTGTTGTATCTGTTGATCGTATTTTTCAGTTGGTTGTGTCAATGATTGTACTATTCTAGCCATTATCTTCTTCCATCCGGTTGTATGTCTAATCTAAAAGTACCTAATTTCCAGTGCTGAGTAGTACTAGTATTATCTACTTTTAAAGATATAGCACGTGCACGTGCTCTTGTATCTATTTTAGTTGTAGTTGTTGAAGATGTAAAAGGTCCTAAAGATGAACTTGCTTGTGCATCTGTTGGATAATTTTTTAAGTTTAATGTAACTCTTGCATCTCCAGTTTGAGTTAAAAAGTCAGGTATTACTCTTCTAATTTTCATCATAAATTCTCCATCACCAGCTAAACCTTTTTGGTCTAAATCAAAATCTCCTGATTGTATATTTGCAGCAATGGCACTTGTTGTACCTGCTTTAATTTGATTAGTTCCAGTTTCATGTTCAAAATAAGTTGTAACACCATCAGTATTACCAACTGTTGCATCACTCGTAGCACTTGAATCATATTCAGTTCCATGAGGTTTTCCAAATATAGAGGAGTCCGCCCACGTAGATCTTGCAAGTGAACTTGTAGTCCATATAGGCCGCTCGCTGCTCGAATCCATGTAATTGTATGTAACAGATCTAGAATTAGATGTAGCTCCACTACCTGGATAAAACCATGTAACTTCACCAAATAAATTATTTAAACCTGCGAAAATATGTTGTCTAGGTACATCTGCTAGACCATCGTAAACATAGTCTTCAACTAAACATGGTAAAGATTGTAGTTGTCCGGTGTATCTAAAGAAACCATTTTCTGACATCCAGTATGCAGATCCATCAACTTCAACTGCTGCATTCTGTCCGATAAGTCCACAGTTTGTACCCACCTGTTGGAATGCAAAAGTAAATGGTGGACCAACAAATTTCATAACAAATAAAGCAGTATCAGTCCAAATGTAAATTACATCTCTACCTCTTATCGCTCCAACGATTCTTGTACCATCGGCAAGTCTTTGTGTGCCGGCAGTATTAGTTGAAGTTGGAGTCCAAGTAGTTAATGATTCTTGAGAAGACCATCTAACATACATATCATCTTGTGTAGTAGTATCACTAATAGTTGTTTCTGTTCCAAAACTAACTAAGTGTCTGTCCGGTGTAGAAACTAATGTAAATTGTGTAGCTGTTGGTGCGCCTGATACAAGAGTTGCACGAGTTGATGTTGCACCCGTTGCATTCGAATTCCATTCAAAAGTTGCAC